GGGGAACAGGGGGAGCTCCGCGGCAGGCGCCGGAGCTGGGGAGGGGGCGGGTGCGCCTGCAGGAGCGGGCGCGTCGGGGGCGACCTTGGGGGCGCCGGACATTTTTTTGGGCGTCCGCAGTACTTCGAGGTGGCTGTCCACCAGCCGCATGAAGCCGATCAGATCGGCTTCGAGAGCGGCGATGGCATCCTCGTTGCGATAGATGCGCTTGACGAACAGGTCCTTGCCGACGGGCTCCAGCCACGGGCAATACACCACCAGGTCGCACCACTGGCGGCCGGTGATCCAGAGCCCGCCGTTGATCTGGTCGATGTATTCGAGGTGGGCGGTTTCCGGGCTGGCCCAGACCTGCCCCAGCTTGTCGCACGCGAAGGGGCACTTGATCTCGACCATGCCGTCGTCATCGATCAGGCCGTCCGACGAGTAGCCGAAGCGCTCGTCGTCGGTCATGATCAAACTGACTTCCTCGACCAGCGCGCCAGTGCGCTTCTCGTAGACCATGCGCGCCCGGGGTTCGAGATCGCGTCCGCGGCGCATCGCATAGGTGACGAAGGTGTCATCGAGCGGCTCGCGGCTGATGGTCTCGAATGCGATCAGCCAGGCGTACTTGATGGCCGCCGCGCCCGGCTCCTCGGTGGGCTCGCCCGCGAGCGCCTTGGCGATGGCCGTCGCCCCCGGCTTTTGCTTGTAGCCGGCCTTGGCGCGTGCGTCCGACTCGGCCATGCCGAGCTGCAGGGCGTCGACGTAGAGGCGCTGCTGGTCGGTGAGGCCGCCGACTTTCTCGCGCGCCTCACTGAAGCGGGAGGCGGTGGCCACGCCGCAACGGGCACGCAACCAGTCTTCGCTCCCCTGGGGGTAGTTCAGCAGGATCACGGACGACCTCCTGCCCGCAGCTTCTTGCGGTGAGCGATCACCGACTCCTTGAACTCGTCGTAGAGGTCGCGGCGCTTCGTGTCCGCCAGCGCGACGCAGCCTTCCGCCCACAAGGCAGCGGCGTCGGCATCGGTCCTGGTCTTCTGCAGGCGGTCATACAGCTTGTCGGCCAGCCGGTCGGCATCGGAAACCTGCCTCAGATCGTGCGCACCAGGCGTCTGGCCAGCGCCATTGCCGTCGTCGTCGTTCTCGCCGATTGCGACGTTAAAGATCAGCTTCAGCAGATAGCGCTGGGAGTAGGTCATCGCCGAGCCCTGGGCGTGGGTCTTCGTCATGACGTCGCCGCCCTTGGCACCCTTGCCGTCGGCGGGCATGTCGCACTTGTAGGTGCGCACGTGCCCGGCCGCGTGGGAGACGTAGCACAGCACGCGGATGTGGTCCTCTTTCGGGCTGTCGTCGGTGTCGAAGCTCAGCGCGAAGCCGTTCTTCGTGTAGATGGGGCGCAGCGCGCGGTTCAACTGCGCGTAGCTCGCGTACTTGCTGCGGGTCTGCGGGTTGACCGCATCGGCCGAGATCGGGCCCATGGCAGCCTGGGCCTTGGTCATCGCGGCGTTGAACTTCTGCTCGTTGGCGCGGGCATGCATGCGCTCGTGCATGTTCAGCAGCCGCTCCATCTTGTCGATGTCGACGTTCGGGTCGTTGGCGGCGGCCGTGATCGCGTGCAGCACGGTGGCGATCTCGTTGCGCGCCGGCAGCACCAGCGTTGCCTTGGGTGCAAAAACCTCGGGCTCGGTGGGGGCGAGTGCGGCGCTCACTTCGCGATACCCCACAGAGCGAACCAGGAATCGCGCGGCTCGGTGCCGCACACGGCCAGCAGGACGGCCGCGAGAAGCAGCAGCAGGACGATGCCGCCGACGATGAGGTAGTCGTGCGCGGTCGAGGGGAACCACAGGCACGGATCGCCCATGTGGTCGTCGTTGGCAGCGGCCGGCATGCCGGCGGGGGAGGTGTCGCCGGCGCTGACGCGCGGCGGGTGCACGAGGCGAACGCTCACGATGCGATCCTTTCGTAGATGAGGAGGGCGATGACGAAGAGGCCGGCGAGCACGGACACGGCCGTAGCCACCGTCTCGCTGATGGGCTGGCGGCGCGGGACTTCGATGTAGAGCCGCGTGGTGCTCGAGCGCTGGCCGGGGCCGAAGGCGTCTTCGAGCGAGCGGGGCATGCGGCCGGGGCGGTGGTCGTCCGCGTTCACCGAGCCCACCAGCGTGGGCTGGTCAGCGGGCGCCGGCACCAGCGGGAAGGAGTAGCCGGGGCGCTTCATCGCGTGGCTCCCGGCGAAGCAGCGGGGCGGGTCTCGCGGCGCCGGGCGCGCAAATCGCGCGCATCGCTGTTGAAGCGCGCAGCGAGCGTGATCGCCAGGATCAGCGCATGGAGCGTGGCGGATTGGCGTCCGGTGCTCATGATTCCCGCACCTTCAGCAGCTCGTCGGCGACCTCGTAGGCGAGCTCCGCGACCCATTCGACGAAGGGGCGCCCGCGCTCGTCTTGCGTGAACCGGCGGGCGAGCAGCGCCTGCATTGCAGCCTTCGCGAACTCGTCGCGCGAGTCCGCGCCTCGGCGCAGCACGAGCAAGAAGCTCAGGTTGCTCGCGATCCGTTCGTCCGCGCCGCATTCCTTCTCGGCACGGCGGAGATCGCTGTAGCTGGTGATGACGCGCAAAACCTTGGCCGCTTCGGATGCGGCTGCCTGGCTCTCGTGCACGGGCACGAAATCCACCAGCATCGTCTCGAACTCCTCACGGCTCTCTGCGGCCGAATACAGACCCTGGAAGGCCTTCGGCGTTTCGCTGACCATGGCATCGGCGACCAGACCGGGGCCGCCGCGGTCCAGCAGCACGTACGTGCGGTCCGGGTTGTCCACGTAGCGGAAGCGCGAGCCGAGTGGCAGGTTGAACAGGCGCGTGCTCATGCTGGGCACCACCCGTAGGAAGCCATGGCACGCACACGGCGGGCCTCGGCGTAGCGCTGGCGCAGCGTGGCGATCTGGTGCTGGATCTCCAGCAGCTGGGCGTGCAGGGCGGCCTTCATGCCAGCCTCGCCGAGCGGTTGTGAGCCTGATCGAGACGCATGGCCGCTGCGACCTGCAGCTGCTCTAGCGCGCCGGAGGTCTTCGCCGCGGAGTAGGCGCGGTCGAAAGCGATCAGCTGCTCTTCGGTGAACTCGGGAACGGCGGTGGCGTTTTCGCTCTGCCGGGTTGGGGGTTGTGCCCCCGGGTTGTTGTGCATTTGCGCTCCTCGTCGGCCTGTTTGTTGGCCTTGAAGCGCAATGTAGCAGTGCTACATAAATATCGTCAAGCGTTGCTCAATAAAATATGTAGCTTTGCTCCATGTGGGCGAAAAAAATCCCGCTCTGAAGCGGGATCGGTGTTGGCGTCGGGCTGCCTACTGCAGGCGACTTTTGATCTTCTTTCGTGGAACCTCGAACGCGATGTAGTAGATCCAAGTCACTTCTTCTGGCGAGTAGTGCAGCAGCTTTGGATCGTTGAAGCTGCCGAAGGTGTAGCCATCGCGCCGCGCTAGCAACCGCTTCATCAGAGTCGTGCCGTCCGCGAGTCGAACAAGCACTTTGTCTTCAAGATCGACGGCTGTGCTCGGTTCCACCAGCACATAGTTCTTGGGATTGAACACGGGGATCATGCTGTCCTCGGCAACCTCCGCGAGAAACGCTAGCGGGTCTGCGCTCAGCACCTCGCCATACAGGTCAGTCATTCCCACTGGGTGATCTCCATCCGTCCAAATGCGCTTCGGAAGCCCGCCTGCGCCCTTTCCCACCACCCATATCCGACGAAAGCTAGAAGGGTCGACCGGCAGGGCGCCAGCCGGTATCTCCGGAGCGGCGTTCGGATCATTTGCACTCGTGCTCTTCGCAGCGGCCACGGCGGCTGCATGGCGCGGGCTTATGTCTTCGAGCGGAACTCCAAAACCATTCGCGTAGGCAGTCGCGGCCTCCAGGCTCATTGGCCGTCGTGCCTTGAGGTGCTGGCTGACCATCGATGCCCCACCAGGCACTCGATGCTTCCGCGCGAAGGCGGCTTGGTTCACGCCTTCAAAGCGCTTGGCCAACCGCTCGGCTTCTTCTTCGGGTGTCCACATTTCCATTAAGCAATGCTAATAGAGCAGCCATGTAGCATGGCTTGATGTTGAAATGTAGCGGTGCTACATTAAAGGCATGAGCACTGCTACACAAACCGCCGTTGCCGAGGCTTGCGCCATCGTCGGCAGCCAATCTGCCCTTGCTGTCGCGATCGACGTGTCGCCCCCGATGGTCAACCAGTGGATCAAGGGAGAGCGCCCGGTGCCGCCAAAAAGCTGCGCGGAAATCGAGCGCGTCACGAGAGGAGCCGTCACGGTCGATCGCCTCCTTGCCGGTCCTTGGGCTCGCATCAAGGACCGGCGGTGGCCCCATCCCAAGGGGCGCCCGGTTCTGGATGTTGCGTCGACCGCCAGGGAGGCCGCGTGATGCACATCAAGCCTCTCGCTTCACTGAGCCACGCCGAGGTTGCCGACCTCGCTGCGCACGCCGCCGAGCGCGGTGAAGAGCTCCCCCTGGCCAACCCATTCCCGGCCGACGGCCCCGACTGCTGGCGACACCGCGTCTTCCGCGATGTCTTCGCCGCTCGCGCCGCCGACCTCCAGCCGGTCGGCTGACCACTTCACCCCAACCACCAATTCGAGATGTCCACCATCGACCATGACCAAGAGCCGGCGTTCGCCCGCGGCATCGCCGGGCCGCTCGGGAAGCTCACCGAAGACCTCAAGACCAAGGTTGACGAGGCGACTGACAAGGTATTCCGGCAGCACTGCGCCCTGAGCGGTACCGACGCGAGCACGCTGCTGCGCGACTTCGTGTACCTGACCTGCTACGGCAAGACGTGGCGTGCGATGGCGGCTGAGAAGCTGTTGCATGAGGAGGAGCGTATCGGCGCTCTGCGCAAACTGGCAGGGCCTTTTGAGGGCCCCGAATTCGCGCAGCGGGGAGGGCACCACTGATGGAGCGCTTCGTTCTCCATCACGGCGACTGTATGGCAGCGCTGGGACGCATGGCGGAAGCCAGCGTCGACGCCGTCGTCACCGATCCTCCGTACCACCTCACCAACAACGGAGGCGGCCCCGGCGGCAAGGGCGCTGACAACCCTTACAGCCGATCGCGTGCTGGCGCATCGTCGTCAGGCTTCATGGGCATGGCCTGGGACGGTGGCGATATCGCTTTCCGCGTCGAGCTTTGGGCCGAGGTGCTGCGCGTGCTCAAGCCGGGCGGGCATCTGCTCGCATTCTCGGGCTCGCGCACCTATCACCGCATGGCATGCGCAATCGAGGACGCCGGCTTTGAATTGCGCGACCAGATCATGTGGGTGTACGGCTCTGGCTTCCCGAAGTCGCACAACGGCGAATGGGGCGGCACGGCCCTCAAGCCCGCGCACGAACCGATCGCGATGGCGCGCAAGCCGCTAATCGGCACCGTCGCGGAGAACTTCGCCGCGCACGGCACCGGCGCGCTGAACATCGACGGTTGCCGCATCGCAGGCGAACCGATGCGTCCAAACACCGGCAAAGGCGCGCTACCGCGTCGCCATGAGAGCGAGATCCGAGACGGCTCTCCCTGCGGGCAGCCGCACGAGCTCGGCCGCTGGCCTGCCAATCTGATCCACGACGGCAGCGACGAAGTGCTGGAGGCGTTCCCTAACGCACCAGGGCAAATTGCCGACGCCAGTGCCAGTGCCAGTGCCAGGAAGACCCAGAACGTCTACGGCGCGATGCGTCGTGGCCGCGGTGACGAAGCGTCGGCCGAAAACGAGAACGGTGGCACGGTCGGTTTCAGGATGCGTCCCGGTGCGCGGCGGCTGGACGAAGGCAGCGCCGCGCGGTTCTTCTACTGCGCCAAGGCCAGTCGTGACGACCGCAACGAAGGTACTGAAGAGCTTCCCCAGAAGCTCGGCGGGATGGTGAGCAACACCAGCGGCCAGCACATGACCCGTCGCGACGAAGGCTACGAGCGAAAGCCGCAGGGCAATGCCCACCCGACGGTCAAACCCACAGACCTGATGCGGTACCTGTGCCGCCTCGTGACCCCTCCCGGCGGCCTCGTGCTCGACCCCTTCATGGGCAGCGGCAGCACGGGCAAGGCCGCAGTACTCGAAGGCTTTCGATTCGTGGGCTGCGAGCTCGACGAAAGCTACCTCGCCATCGCCCGTGCGCGGATCGGCTTCGCCGCTCGCGTCGGACACCAACCATCGCTTCTGGAGGCAGCTTGAATCCCGCCCCCTTTACCCATAGCCCGCTGCAAGTCGCCCAGCAGCACGCCGACCAGTTCACGCCGCGATTCCTCGCGTACCTGCCCGAGAACCTGCACGTCTACGAAGCCTTCGAGCGCGAGGCCATGCGCATCGTGCGCCGTGGCTTCCAGCACTACAGCGCCCGCACCATCATCGAGGTGCTGCGCCACAACTCGGCGCTGGCCGAGCACGGCGGGCCGTGGAAGCTCAACGACTGGCATACCCCGTACCTGGCGCGCCTGTTCGCGCTGCTGAATCCTGCCTTCGCGGGCCTGTTCGAGTTCCGCATCACCAAGGCTGTCGGCCGTGGCCGCGCTGCGGCGGCGAACGACCCTTCGATGGAAGGGGGCGCCGCATGCTGACCCCTCAATTCGTTCTCGCGCTCTCCGCGAAGCTGGTGATCGATCTCTTTGCCGGTGGCGGTGGCGCCAGCACGGGCATAGAGCAGGCAATCGGCCGGCACGTGGACATCGCCGTCAACCACGATGCCGACGCCATCGGCATGCACGAGATCAACCACCCGCAGACGCGGCACTATCGCGCTGACGTGTGGGAGGTCGATCCGCTGGCGGTGGTGCGCGGCCAGCAGGTTGGCCTGCTGCATGCCTCGCCCGACTGCACCGACCACAGCCAAGCGAAGGGCGGGCAACCGCGCTCAAAGAAGATTCGCGCGTTGGCGTGGGTAGTGCATCGTTGGGCTGGCAAGGTGCGACCGGATGTCATCACGCTCGAGAACGTCGAGCAGATGCTGCAGTGGTCGCCGCTCATCGCGAAACGAGATCCCGAAACGGGCCGCGTGGTGACGCTCGACGAAGTGGTCGACCCGGTGACGAAGCGGAAGACCTTTCGCGTCGCGAACCCAGGTGAGTACGTGCCGCGGCACCGTCAGTTCCTGGTGCCGGACAAGACGAAGCTCGGCCGCAACTGGAAGCACTTCGTCGAAGGCCTGCGCGCGATGGGCTACGTCGTGCAATGGCGCGTCATCTGCAACGCCGACTACGGCGCGCACAGCACGCGCACACGCCTCTACATGATCGCGCGTTGCGACGGGCTGCCCATCGTGTGGCCGGAGAAAACGCACGCGAAGAAGCCGAAGGGCAAGCTGAAGGCCCACCGCCCGGCGGCCGACTGCATCAACTGGAGCATCGAGGGGCAGAGCATCTTCAACCGGAAGAAGCCGCTCGCCGACGCCACGATGCGCCGCATCGCCCATGGCATGCGCAAGTTCGTGCTGGATTGCCCAGAGCCGTTCATCGTCAACAACATGGCGAACAACGTGCCGCGGCCAGTGTCGGAGCCCATCGGGCCGGTGCTGACTGGGGGGCACAAGATGCTGCTGGCGCCCACGCTGATTCCTGTGACCCATTCGCGTGACACCGCTTACGACGTGCAGCAGCCGCAGCGCACCATCACTACCGCCAAGGGCGGCGAGACGGCACTAGCTGCGGCTGTGCTGGTGCAAATGGGCTACGGAGAACGCGAGGGCCAGGCGCCCCGCGTGCTCGACCTGCAGCAGGCGCTCGGCACCGTCACCGCAGGCGGGAAGAAGCATGGCCTGACAACGGCATACCTCGTGCAGGCCGGTCACGGCGAGGGAAAGGACGGCGGGAAGCGCTGGAGCCATGGCGCGAACGACATCGAGGGCTCGCTGGGCACGATCACTGCCAGCGGTGGTGGGCAGAGCCTCGCCACAGCGTTCATGGTTCAGGCGAATGGGGGTTTCAACAAGACGCACGCGCGCGATGTGCGCGAATCGGTTTCGGCTGTCACAGCCAGCGGGAGCCAGCAGCAGCTCATCACCGCGCACCTCACCGCGCTGGGCCAGAACGCTATCGGCAGCGACCTCCGCGAGCCGACCCAGACGGTGCTCGCCGGCGCCACTCGCTTCGGCCTGGTGGAGTACCAATTGAGCAAGGAGCACGAGGAAGGCGCGCTGCGCTGCGCGGCGTTCCTGATGCGCTACCACGCCTCGGGCGGCCAGTGGGCCGACCTGCGCGACCCAGCCACCACCATCACCACGCACGACCGGCTGGCGCTGGTCACAGTGTGGCTCAAGGGCGAACCGTGGGTAATCGTGGACATCTGCCTGCGCATGCTCACGCCGCGGGAGCTCTACAACGCTCAGGACTTCCCGGGCAACTACACCATCGACCGCACTGCGAGCGGGAAGGTGCTCACGAAGACAGCGCAAGTGCGCATGTGCGGCAACTCCGTCAGCCCGCTGCCGATGCGCTTGCTGGTGGCAGCGAACTACAGCGACTTCGGCCACGCGCAGGAAAGGCTGGCTGCGTGACGCGACCTGTTCCCTATCCTGCAGACACCCGTGCGAAGGGCTGGCGCTTCGAGCTGGACCACGAGCGCATCGAGCAGTCGGACACCTGGGCGCTGGCGCCTGCTGATGTGAAGCCGTGGCTGCTGATGCTTTGGGTCACGGCCTGGCGCCAGGAACCGTGCGGCTCGCTGCCCAACGAAGACGAGCTCATCGCCGTGCGCATCGGCATGCCCATGAAGACGTTCGCCAAGGTGCGCTCCAAGCTGATGCGCGGGTGGTGGGCGGCCGAGGACGGCCGCCTGTACCACGACACCGTGACGAAGCGCGTCCTGGAAATGCTGGCCGCCCGCGAGGCGGAGCGTCGCCGGAAGGCGGAGTACCGCCAGCGGAAGGAGGCGGAACGCAGATCGGACGCCAGTGGTGATCCGGATTTGTCCCACGGGACAACCGGCGGACACCAGCAGGACGACACCCGGAATGACACCGGGAGAGACGACACCGGAACCAGAACCGGAACCAGTACCAGTAAAGAAGAAACCACCACCACTTCCCGAACTACGTCCGGATCGGTGGGGGGTGATCGGCAAAGCCCGACGAGAGCCGGGGAGGCGTGCCGGGCCATGCGCAACAAAGGCATCGCAGACGTGAATCCGTCGAGTCCCGAGCTGCTGGCGCTCATCGACAAGGGCGTGCCCGTCGAAACCTTCGAGGCCGCTGCCGACATCGCTGCGAAGTCCAAGCCGCCCAAGGGCTTCGCCTACCTGCTGGGCATCGTCAAGCGGCAGCTCGGCGAGGCCGCGGCCATCGCGTCCGGCGCCGGCATGCCCGAGAAGCCCTGGGACGAGAACCGCTCGACCATCGAAGCGAAGGGAGAGGAACTCGGCCTGGGCCGATGGAACGAGCACGACCTGAGCGTCAACCGCGAAACGTTCCCGCAATACACGGCCCGCGTCCGCCGGGCGGTGGAGCAACGACAAGGAGTACCCGCATGAGTACCGCACTCGCCATCGCCCAGGTGGCTGTCTCCGCGCAGCGCAACCTCCATCAGATCGCCACGTACGACCGCGAATTGCGGCAGCGCGGCGCGCTGGTCGCGGCGGTGGCACTGAGCCCCTACCGCGCGGTGGAGCGCGCCCGTCTCGATGTGTGCGCCAAGCACTTCGCCGCGCTGCAGCCCGCCAACGACCTCGCTTTCGAGCAGAACCCGGAGCACGCATGATCCCGTCGATTAATCCCTGGGATGCCGAGATCGAGTTGTTCGAGCAGCTGACGCTCGCGCGCCTGCTGAAGCACACCGAGCCAGAAGGCGAATGCCTCGCCTGGACGGGCCACGCCAACCTCGGCCGCAGCCCGCAGATCCGCCTCGGCGGCGCCAAGGGCCGGGCCTACAACGTCCGCCGCGTGCTGTGGGTGCTGACGCGCGGCAGCATCCGCGCCGACCGCGTGGTCACGGTGGACTGCGACTGCGAGTTGTGCGTTCACCCCGATTGCCTCATTGCGGTCCATCAGTCGAAGCTGCAGAAGGGCCAACCGAAATCGCTCCTGGCATCGCGCCGCATCGCGTCCGCCCAGCGCAGGCTGTCACCGATCACCGAGGACATGGTTCGGGAGATCCGGGGCAGCACGATCCCGGCGGTGGAATTCGACCGGCGCTGGGGACTCGGCATCGGAACCTCTGCGCACATCCGGTCCGGAGCGCGCCGCGCCCCGCTGGGCCTGGGCATGTTGGGAGGTGCCGCCTGATGGCCCGCCGCCGCACCGCCGCGCTCGGGCTGATCGCCCGAGCCCTCATCGAAAAGCAGTGGCACGCGACCGCCGTGCGCGCGCAGATCCACGCCATCCTGGGCGACGACAGCGACCAGTTCGTAGCCGCCGCCGGCCGGGTGTTGTTCGTGGTGCTGGGCGCCCTCATGGCCGAAGACATCGACCACGATCTGCCGGACGTGCGCATCGTGCGCGGCGCCTGCAACGCCCTGTACGAGCAGGCCGGAGTGCCAGTCATCGACCCGACGCGCCGTGCATCGCTTCGCTCGGGGCTGGAGGCCTGCGAGCGCCTCGTCGATGGGTTGCAGCGCAAGTCGCTGATCGATGCCGCTTGCGACCTGGAGCTGAAGCTGAAGACCGGACACTTGGACTGGGCTTCCTTCGAGACTCTGCTGGAGGGCATCGCAGCATGACGTGCCCGAACTGCGACAAGGCAGCCACCCGCGCCGACTGGCCGGGCTACACCGCGAACTGCCGGGAATGCCTGGCGCGCGGCATCGCCAACGGGCCCGAGTACTGGCGCTCGCGCCAGGACGGCACGCTTCGCGAGGAGTACAAGGCCGCGCTCCGGAACATCTGGGGCGCCGACTGGAAGAAGGGGCACGACGCCGTGAAGCTGGCCGCGCAGCGGCTCGACCAGCAGCGGACCTCGCCGCAGGGAGCATTGCTGTGACGGTCCACATCCTCGGAATCGACCCCGGCGCGAGCACGGGCCTGGCCGCCTTTACCAGCGGCGCCCTCGGCTTTCTGAAGACCATCGAGCCGCACTCCATCGAGCACACCCTGCGCCACTACAAGCCGGCGCGCGTGGTCTTCGAGGACAGCCGGCTGGAGTCCAAGGTGTGGACGGCGGCGGGCAGCCGCGCGGCGGCGCTGAAGATCGCCCGCAACGTCGGGCAGATCGACGCCTGGTGCAGCCTCATCACCGCCATCTGCGGTGACCTGGGCATCCCTGCCCACGGCATCAGCCCAACCACCAAGGGCGCGAAGCTGGACGCCGAGGCCTTCGCGCTCGTGACCGGCTGGGCCGCGCGCAGCAACCAACACGAACGCGACGCCGCAATGGTCGCGTGGCCCTACCGGAGGGCCGTGAAGTCATGACGGTCACCCCCACCGAGCAATCCCGCCGCATGTCCTTTGGGCGCGGCGTCATGGAAGGCCTGCGCATGGCAGGCATCCAAAACCCTGGAGACGTGATGAACGCAGCGAAGTTGGCCCGCATCGAGAGCGGCCTGAACAGCATGGCCAAGAAGGTGCTCGGCGCCGTGCCCATCCAAGCGCCCTGGTCGAAGGAACAGATTGTCAGCGAGCTGCGCCGCGCCGGGGCCACGGTAGACCGCGCCGTGGTCGACGGCTGCCTCATCACTCTCTGCGAGCGCGGCCTGGTGAAGGAACCCAGTCGGGGCAGCTTCATCCGGGTCATCGCTCGCCTCATCACCCAAGCAACCGAGGAGTTCCACGACATGTCCGCCACCGCCAGACCCGCTGCAGCGCAGCAGCCCCAGCCTTCCGCTCCAGAACGGGACGATTCCCTTTCCCGCCTGGCGAACCTGGGCGCGCTGCTGCGGCGCGCCGCCGACGAGTGCGACGCCATCGCTCTCGACGTGGAAGCGCGGGTGCAGGCAGCCGGCAAGGAGGGCGAGACACTCCGGCAGCTCAAGGCTCTTCTCACTGGCGCCTGAGGCGAGGAACACATGGCAGACATCGCCCTGCAAGTCATCTGGCCCGACCAGGAGCGCGCGCGCACCAGCCTGCTCGAGCGCGTTGCACCCTGGTGTAAAGAGCAGTGGGCCGCCGGCCGGCGCCTGGAGCTGGAGATTCGGCTGCACGAGGATGCGAAGACCGATCGCCAGCGGAAGTACTACCACGGGGTGGTGCTCAAGACCATCGCGCTGCAGGCGCGCCCGAACGACCAGCAGTTCCCCCTGAAGGTCTGGAAGGAGCACTTCCGCGCTGAGTACTTGGGCTGGAAGACCGTCACCAGCCGCAACCCGCTCACGGGCAAGAAGGTGCGTAGGCGCGAGCGCGTCAGCACCGAGCAGCTTGGCGTCAAGGGCTACAGTCAGCTCATCGACCGCGTGAGCGCTTTCGCCGCCGGCGAGCTCGGCGTGACGTTCCCCGCCAGCTTCGAGCAGTGGGAGCGCATGCAGGTGGACCCGGACACGGGCGAGATCATCGGAGCGATCGCGCCATGAAGCGCAGCGCGCCGTTGATGCGCACAGAGTTCAAGCGCCGCCGGCCGCAGGTCATCGGCGCGGATCTCGCGTCGGGCCCCGACCGCACGGTGATCGTGAAGGTGCTGCCGGTGCCCGGCCGCATCGTGAGCATGGGCGCGATCAACGATGCCGATTTCCGCGGGGGCGTGCCAAAGACCGTGAAGCAGGAGAACCGCGCGCTATTGAACATGGCCAAGGGCCAGCGCTGCTTGCTGCAGGTGCCCGGTACGTGCTCGGGCGACACCGCCACCACGGTCGCGTGTCACAGCAACTGGTCGGTGCACGGCAAGGCCGGCGCGCGCAAGGCTGACGACCAGTGGTCCGTGTGGGGTTGCGTGCGCTGCCACACCTGGCTCGACCAAGGCCCGGCCCCGGCGGCCGAGAAGATCGAGCGGTTCAGATCGAGCGGTTCAGCGCCGCTCACCGCTGGATGGTTTCCATCTGGCAAGACATCGTGGCGGGCGTGCTGCCCGCCACANCGAAGGAGCGCCGGGCCGCCGCGTGGGCCCTGGCCAGGATTTAAAACGAGGAGAACGAATGGCTGAAGCCCAGAAATCAACCCTGCTGGTGGTGCTGGAGGCGGTGCAGGATCTGCACGCCCAGGAGCAGGTGGTAACCCGCGAGACGCTGGCCGAGCTCACCGGCCTGAAGCTCACCACCATCGACGACCGCCTCGGCGTCCTGGTGGACGAGGGCGACATCGTGCGCGTGCAACGCGGCGTGTTCGTGCCGGCGGTGCGGCATGCGCCCGCGCGGCCCATGTCCAAGACCGTGATGCCCGACGGCACCGTGAAGATCGAGATCGGCGACGAGGTGCTCACGCTCACGCCGCGCGAGGACCGGGCGCTGGCGAACCTGATGGCCGGTGCCGCCGCTCAGGCTGCGGCCATCGAAGCGGGGAGGAACACTGCGCTGCTCGCGGCCGAGCTAGGTGAGGAGGTCAAGCGCCTGCGTCGTCAGGTGCAGGCGCTCACGGAACGAGTGGACCCTGGCCAAGGGCAGCTTTTCGCGGAGCTGGGGCGCGTCGTGAAGCCGGCCGCCAACGGCGCGGCATTCGGCTTCGATAGGAGCAAACCTGTTTCGGGCGGAAAATCAGTTTCATGAACACCTCCGACTACATCGCGCTTGCCGCACTCGCGGTCAGTGGATATGCCGTTTACCAGTCTCACCGTACAAATGCGCGCACAGAAGCGGCACGTCGGGAGTCGGAAGCCACACAGGCCGCTGCCAAGCGCCGGGGGCTGGTCGACGAGGTGATCCTAGAGGCGCACGGCTTGGCCGACGACGTGCGCTTGCACGGCGGCGAGGTAGAGAAGACGAAGCGGCGCGCGAACGACATGGAGATCAAGAGCGGATCGCGCGAGAATTCGAGCTTCACCCTCATCCGGCAGAGTTGCGAGGGAAAGCGGATCGAGGCGGAAGATGCGCACACGGCCTATGCGCAGCCCGTCCTTTCTGCAACAACGGAGGCGCTCGGCCAGCGATCGGTCGAGGAGCTCGAATCGACGCTGCGAGACATAAAAAAGGCGCGCGGTCGCGTGCACCTGCTCATTGAGGAAACCAAAAAGCTGCTATCGGAGTAGCCGAACTCCCACCGGCGAGAATAGCCGTGTGAACACGCGCACCTCTCAATTGGCAGGCCAGGAGCTCGAAGCCTGGGTAGCCAAGGCCCTGGGCGAGCAGGCCTACAAGACCCTCTGGTCGGACTTCGAGAAGTTGGTAGACCGTTTCGCGATCAGCATCTCGCCCCTCCCGGGCAAGGGCCTGCAGTGGGTCGCGATCGTGATCGGTCGGCCAGGCACTGGACTATCCGATGGCCCATACCAAGAGGGCCCGACGCCCCGAATCGCCGTAGGGCGCGCGATCGTTGCAGCCCGATTCGGCAAAGACCTTCAGATCGGCTGAGCGAAGACCGCAGACCAATGCATATGGCTGCTCTTGTGGTGCCGCATTTCCCGTAGCTGGAACGTGATGCGCACGCGGCCGACGCGCGCCACGTCGACCTCGGCCTCCATCGTCTCCGGCAGTCCTTTCGCAGGCTCGGGAAGCTGCTTCGAGGCAGCCGACAGCTCCTCGACCGACACGCTCGCCAACACGCCGTTCGGGTGGAATGGATCTTTCAAGTCCGGCATCCGGCCGTCGCCGTACTGCACCAGCATCTTCAGCGCCGTCATGCCGTTGCGCACGCCCTTGTCCTCGTCGCAGTTGTTGAAGATCATGTGGGCGTTCCGCGCCTTGTAGGCCAGTCGCACCGTCTCGGCGATGATGCCTTTGAGCTCGGCGTCCGAATACTCGTAGGAGAACCTTTCCGCCGGCGAGGACACCGCCGCGTTGTACGTCTCGGTGTTCCGCCCATGCAGGCGCACCAGCGTGTAGTTCGGATTCGTGACCTCCCAGACCGGCGGCACGCTGTTGTCGAAGCCGCGCGGGCCGTCGACCACGGTGTGCACGGCGTTCAGGGCGCGCAGCATGGCCAATGTCTCGACGGTCCGCTTCGTGCCGTCCCACCAGCTGCTGTGTCGAAACTCGATGCTGATGGTGTCCCGCGGCAGCTTCTGGCGGATGGACTCCAGGTGCGCGACCACCCGAGGGCTCGGCACCACCGACGGCGGGAACTGGAAGTGGATCAGCCCGAGCTTGCCGTTCAGGCGCAGCGGCTCGAGCGATTGGTGGAAGGCCTCCCACAGCGCATCCTTCACCTCGTCGGCGGTGTCCCGGTAGAGCAGCCGCTTCCGGCCGGGCAGCAGCTCCTTCACGCCGCGCGGCAGCACCTGCACGTCGGTTTGGTGCCCGGTGAAGAAGCGGAACGCCTTCACATTGAAGACGAACCCTTCGGGCGTGCGCGCCGCCCAGTTGTGCGTGTTCGTCTGGGAGGGGATGGCGTAGTAGCTGCTGTCCACCTCGACCAGCGGGAAGATGCTGGCGTAGTAGCGCAGGCGCGCCTCCGGTGTCTTGCAGTCCGGAGGGTAGAAGCGGCCGCAGTCGATCAGCGTCTTCTCGGCCCAGGAAGCATGCCCCACGAGAGTCATGTCCCATTATGGGCACCAGCAGCCGCCCCCCTGTAGGGATTCGCCGCGTCGGCGGGCAGCGAGAACATTCCCGCACCGATCACGGTCCCCGAACTTGGCGTCAGCCCTGGCGCTGGAGTGGGGGGCAAACCACTCCACATGACCCCTTGCGCATCCCAGGGGATTCAGGGCGGGATGAGAACCGCACGGCCCAGCGCACCCAGCGTGCGTAGTCGGATGGACCGGACCCCGGCGCTTTCGCCGGCCAGTTGTCTCCTCGCGCGGCCTCGGCCGCACGTTCGCCCGCCAGGCCCACCCTGGCGGGTTTTTTCTGCCGGACGCCCAGTCGCATCACAATGCACCAACTCCATCCTTGAGGGCTGTCATGAGCAATTACGACTTCGAGTTCGACCTGATCCGCTCGCGAGACGACGCACCGCCATTCAGCCGCGAGTATCAGCAGGAGCTGGCAGGCTACGCGACGCAGTTCGGCCCTCACTCTCAGACCGCCTTCACGATGGATTCTGTTGACGGCGGAGGAGGGCCGCTGGGCGAGTTCGCGTTTGGGAGCTATTCCGAGCTGATCAAGGCGGTGGGAGCGGTCGCTGTCGGCTACATCGCCGCGAGGGCGGGGCGGAAGGTGAAGGTCAAGAGCAAGGATCTTGAGGTTGAAGCCCGCAATCCCGAGGAGGTTAAGGCGCTGTTGCTGGTTCTCCGCGAGCATGAGGCTGAAGCAGCCGCGAAAGCGCCAGCGGCAAACGAGCAGAAGCCTCCTGCCGCATAGCGCTGACATCACCCTGTAGGGTTCGACCAGCTCGGGAGCGCGCGGAACACTCGCGCGCATGGCAACACGCAAGCCGGCCAAGAAGCAGGCACCCGCACAGAAGAAGACCACCCCCAAGCCCGCAGCCGCCAAGAAGGCCGCGGGCGCACCTGCGCGCAAGAAGGCCGCACCGCCGGCGAAGCCGAAGAAGCCAGCCCGACCGGCCCGAGCAGCAACACTAGCACCAGCCGCTGAACCCGCACAGCTCGGCCTGACCGACCTCCAGCAGCGCTTCGTCGACGAATACCTGGTGGACCTGAACGGCACGCAGGCTGCCATCCGAGCCGGCTACAGCCCGGACACCGCCCGGCAGATGGCATCGGAGAACCTGTCAAAACCGTACATCCAGATCGCCATCGCTGAAGCTCGAAAGGCCCAGCAGGCGCGCACGCACATCGAGGCCGATCGCGTGGTGGTGGAGGCTTGGAACATCGTGTTCGCCGACCCGCGTGAGCTGGTGCAGATCAAGGTCGGCTGCTGCCGGCACTGCTGGGGCGAAGGTTTCAAGTTCCAGCGCACCGTGGGCGAGTTCAACCACGACCGCGAGCAGCACGCCCTCAAGGCTGGCAACCTGGCCGACTTCGACGAGAAGGGCGGCATCGGCTTCGACCCGCTCAAGCCGCCGCATCCGGCCTGCCCGGACTGTGGTGGCGATGGCTACCCGCGCACCGTGCTGACCGACACGCGCCAACTGTCGCCCGCAGCGCGCGCCCTGTATGCCGGCGCCAAGATGACGAAGTACGGTATCGAGGTGCAGATGCACGACAAGGCCGCCTTCGCCGAGAAGCTCTTCAAGCACCTGGGCCTCTACGAGAAGGACAACCAGCAGAAGACCGACCCGCTGGCGTCGCTGCTGAGCCGGATCACGACCGGCAACGCCAACGGCTTCCGGCCCGTGGCCGACGACCCCGAGGTTCCCGATGCTGGCGCTCCGACGCCGCCGAGCGCGCTCCAGCCGCGCCAGGACGTGGACGGCGAGGACTGAGCATGGCGAAGAAGGTGCAGGACGAAGAGCGCGACGACTGGCTGCCCGAGCTGGCCGGCGGATCGGCGCTCGATGGGCAGCTCTGGCCGGACAAGCCGCGCGACCTGAAGCGCATCAAGGTCATCCCGCCCACGCACGTGCCTCAGGACGCGGCGGAGCTCGAGCGCTGCCTTGCCGACCCGGAATGGCGTCTCTTCAGTGGGTGCCTGTACCAGATCATCGTGAAGGGGGAGAACGATGGCGACGACGACCTGGTGCAGCCCTTCATCCCCAACCGGGCGCAGAAGCGCTTCATTCGTCGGCTCTGGCATCGCAACATCATCCTGAAGGCGCGGCAGCTCGGCTTCACGACCCTGATCGCCATCCTGTGGCTCGACCACGCTCTGTTCAACGGGAACCAGCGCTGCGGCATGATCGCCCAGGACCGCGAGACGGCCGAGGCCATCTTCCGCGACAAGGTGGTCTTCGCCTACGACCACCTGCCCGAGGAGCTGCGCGAGCGCTTCCCGCTGGCCAGGGCCAGCACGAAGGAGCTGCTGTTCGGCCACAACAACAGCAGCATCCGCGTGGCCACCAGCGTGCGGGGCGGCACGATCCATCGCCTGCACGTCTCCGAGTTCGGGAAGATCTGCGCCAAGTTCCCCGCGAAGGCGAACGAAGTCGTCACCGGCTCGATACAGGCGGTGCCGCTGTCCGGCATCCTGGTCATCGAGAGCACGGCAGAGGGCAGGGAGGGCGAGTTCTACGACATGTGCCAGCGCGCCCAGGCGCTGGTCGCCGGCAAGGTCAAGCTCACCGCCAGCCAGTACCGCTTCCACTTCTACGCCTGGTGGCAAGACCCGGCGTACTCGATGGACCCGGCCGGCGTCGCCATCAGCAACGAGCAGCACGACTACTTCAACGAGATCGAGCAGACGTGCGAGTGCAAGATCGACCTCGGGCAGCGCGCCTGGTACGTTGAAAAGCTGCGCAACGACTTCTCCGGCAAAGAGGAGAAGATGTGGCAGGAGTACCCCTCGACGCCTGAGGAGGCCTTCCAGCAGTCCACGGCCGGCCACTACTACGCCAAGGACTTGGTGCTGCTGCGCAAGCGCGGCGGCATCTGCCAGGTGCCCGTGCTCGACCTGCCGGTCTACACCTTCTGGGACATCGGCAACAGCGACGGCACGGCCATCTGGTTCATGCAGCTGCTGCGCGGCGAGGACCGCTTCATCGGCTACTACGAGGAGCACGAGGAAGACCTCCGCCACTACGCGCGCCACCTCCAGGAGCGAGGCTACCTCTACGGTGGGCACTTCCTGCCGCACGACGCCGACCACAAGCGCCTCGGCGACTACAACCGCAGCACGAAGGAGCAGCTGCAGCTTCTGCTGCCCGGCCAGGCCTTCTTCATCGTGCCGCGCGTCACCGAGCTGATGACCGGCATCTATGCCGTGCGCAAGCACATCAAGGGCGCCTACTTCGATCTGAATGGGACGGAGGAGGGCATGAAGCGCATCCAGGGCTACCGCAAGAAGTTCAGCCAGTCGGAGAGCCGCTTCCTAGACCAGCCCGACAAGAGCAACGGGTGCAGCGAAGGCGCTGACGCGCTGCGCCAGTGGGCACAAGCCAAGGAGCTCGGGCTGCTCGACAGCCTGACCGAGAACAGCAGCTACGTGGAGGCCCCGGAGGCTGCCTGCGTGTGAGGACCACCACCATGACGAACCAGACCAACGACCTCGACCCCGTGGACACGCCCGATGGCGATGTGCCGCTCTCGCTCGCCGAGTACCACCAGATCCTCGAAGAGATCGACAGCCAGCCGCGCGCGTGGCGCCGCATTGCCGACCGGGAAATGGACTACGCCGACGGCAACCAGCTCGACACCGAGCTGATCCGTCACATGAAGGCGCAGGGCATCCCGACCACGATGGAGAACCTGATCGGCGCATCGCTGGAGGGCATCCGTGGCTACGAGGAGGCGAACCGCACGGACTGGCGCGTGACCTCCAACGGGCAGCCCGGGGGACAGGACGTGGCGGACGCGATCAGCTTCAAGCTCAACGAGGCCGAGCGGAAGAGCAAGGCCGACGACGCCTGCAGCGGCGCCTTCTATCCTCAGATCGCGGTGGGCATCGGCTGGGCCGAGGTGTGCCGCAACTCCGATCCCTTCGACTACCCCTACCAGTGCAACGTAATCCACCGCAACGAGATCCACTGGGACTGGGCCAGCACCAAGCTGGACCTGAGCGACGCGCGGTGGTTGCGCCGCCAGCGGTGGATGCACCCGTCGCGCCTGGCGCGCGTCTTTCCTGACCAGAAGGAGCTGATCCGCCGCTACGGCCGCGCCGGCATCAACTGGTGGGCGGAGTTCGACGAGACGCAGCACGGCGGCGGCAGCACGGGCCTGAACCGGGCGTGGGATGTGGCGCGCGAGTGGACCCGCCTCGAAGACCGGTGGTTCAACCCGATGAACAAGGAGGTGTGCGCCTCCGAGCTGTGGTACCGCCGGTGGTCCGATGTGATCGTGCTCAAGAGTCCGGACGGCCGCGTGGTGGAGTACGACGAGAACAACCCGGCGCACGTCTTCGCCCTGGCCAAGGGGCGCGTGCAGTTCATGCGCGCCACCGTGGCGAAGGTCCGCCGCAGCTATTGGCTCGGCCCGCACGTCCTCTTCGACGGCCCCAGCCCATATGCGCACCGCTACTTCCCGTACGTGCCGTTCTGGGGTTTCCGCGAGGACGGCACCGGCGTGCCCTTCGGCTATGTGCGTAACCTGATGGACCAGCAGGACACGCTGAACAACGGCAATGCGCGCCTGCGCTGGGGTATGAGCTCCTACCGCACCGAGCGCACGAAGGGCGCCGTCGACATGCCCGACGACGTGTTCCGCCGCACCATCAACCGCCCGGATGCAGACATCGTGCTGAACGCGGCGCACATGGCACAGCAGGGCGCCCGGTTCGAGGTGAAGCGCGACTTCCAGGCCAACGCCCAGCAGCTCGAGCAGCTCCAGAACGCCCGCAATGCGATCGAGCGCATCAACCCCGCCGCCGCGGGTGCGTTCTCTGGCCGGCGCGGCACTGCCAACAGCGGCATCCAGGAACAGACACAGGTGGAGCAGGCCAACCAGTCGCTCGCGCACATGATGGGCAACCAGAAGCGGGCGCGTACGCTGGTGGGAGAAATGCTGGTGGCGATGATCGTGCAGGACATCGGCTCAAGCCCGCACGCGGTCGTCATCGAGGGCGACGACGTGACGCCAGAGCGCACCGTGGTGCTCAACAAGCCTGAGGCGGACCCGCTCACCGGCGTTCCCTACCTCTCCAACGATCTGCAGCGCACCCTGCTGCAGGTCGGTTTGGAAGATGTGCCCAGCTCGCCAACCTACCGCGGGCAGCAGCTCAACGCACTGTCCGAAGCGATCAAGAGCCTGCCGGCGCAGTACCAGGCCGCGGCCATGCCCTTCCTCGCCAGCCTCATGGACGTGCCGTTCAAGCGGGCGCTCGTGGAGGCTCTGCGCGCCGCCTCGGCGCAGGAGACGCCCGAGCAGGTGGAGAAGCGCATCCAGGAGGCGGTGCAGGACGCGCTGGCAAAGGCCGGCAACGACCTCAAGGCCCGCGAGCTCGACATGAAGGAGCGGCTGACCGAGGCCCAGATCAAGCAGATCATGGCCCAGGCGGTGCAGACCGGCGTGCAGGCGGCCTTCGCGGCGATGCAGGGCGGCGCGCAGGTGGCGCAGATGCCGATGATCGCGCCGATTGCCGACGCCATCATGCAGGGCGCAGGCTACCAGCGGCCCACGCCGGGCGGCGACGACCCGAATTTCCCGACGCCTGCGCAGACGGCCGCCATGAACATCAAAGACCCCTACATCCAGGGGCAGGGGCCGGCCGCGCTGGCGGCTCAGGAGGAAGCTGCTGCTGCACCGCTGGTGCGCGAGAACACCAGCCCGACATTCCCGGCGCGCGCGGGGGCGGGGGCCAGCGGCATGGACGGCATCGAGACGGCGCGCACCACCGACAACGTGCCAGCATAGGCAGTGGCGGCGCGTAAAGTACGGGCTTCCCAAATCCTGGTGAGCCTATGACAGACCTCACGGCAGCCGCATCAGATCCCAATGGCCGGCGCGCTCCCCCTCGGAGTCTTTTCAAATACTTCTCCCCTGCGGGAACCAGATTTTTAGCGAACTGGCATCTTCGATTCAGCCAGCCCGGGGCCATGAATGACCCGTTTGAATTCAGCCCACATGTTGAAAGTTGGGGCACCGCTGAAGAAGAGCTTGCGAAGGTCGACCAGATGTGGGAGGAAAGCACAATCAGGGAGTATGAGAGGCAGTCGGAGGGGTTTCGCGCGCGTGTCAGCCAGGAAGAGTTTCTGACGAAGCTTCGGTTGAAGTACAAGGCGACTGATGTTGCACGGGCGCACGACAGCATCCGGCAGAAGGCCTACCAATTGATGGCACAGGGAGTTACAGACATGGCGAACTCCGCTATCGGCGTGTTGTGTTTGACCGAGGAGCCGGCCAACCTGCTGATGTGGGCTCACTACAGCGAAAGCCATACCGGCTTCGTTGTGGAGTTCGATACCGAGCACGAGTTCTTTCAGAGCAAGGTGCCTCCGGCGCACGTGAAGGCCGAGGCGCAAGAGATCGCGGACTTTCCGACGGAGTACGGCTTCATGCGGCCTGTGAGTTACTCGGAAGCACGCCCGGCTGTCGTGCTTACACAGATGAGCTTCGGTGCGTTCTTGGTGAAGGGTTCCCCATGGGCCTATGAGCGCGAATGGCGCATGCTGATGCCGCTGAACTACAGCCAAACACCGTACAAAGGGCCCTACCGATTTCCCGTGCACCTGTGGCCCATTCCGAAGGCGGCGGTCCGCAGAGTCATTGCCGGCGCCAACGCCACTATGGCCGTCATCGAGAGCATCCGCCGGCTCTCGGCCGACCCTGAGGCACGACACATTCAACTGCAATATGCGCAAGTTGATCGCGAACACTTCAGCATGTCGTTCGCAGACCTGCCTCCTGCCTAGCCCCCTGTAGGGTTCGCTCGAACCCAAGCCGCTGAAGACGATT